TAATTTAACTAAATAAAAATTAGGAGTTTAACTATGTTAAATAAGAACTTAACAACAACTGGACTAGCAGTATCAATTTTACTTGCTGCACAATCCGGAATAGCACAGGCTAATGATACGCCAATTAATGGTACCGTTCAATCACGCTGCATCATTCAAACAGATACAGCAGGTACTTATGGTAACCCGAATGCATATACACTTACTACTGCATCATCAGATGGTGGTGAAAACGCTGTAATTCGTATTGATGTTACATTGGCAAATGCTTATTACGCAGAAATTACTGCACCTACTGAATTCAGTTCGGCACCTTCACTACCAGATCAAGTAACTTGGACTGGCGATACTGAAGTAAAAACTGTTTCAGATTCTACTACAATGGGCGCTTATGAGTCTGGTAAAGTAGAACTTGGAATGATGGATCGTTATGACCTAACTGCAACTGGTTCAACTTGGTTTAAAACAAGTTCAGTAGCAACTATGGGTGGTAACAAAGCATTCCCAGGTGGTAACTATACTGCATTAGTACAGGCTGATTGTATAGCTAAATGAAATGGCGGGGGCAGTAGTTCGGGCGGAAGTAGTCCAACCTGTAGAAGGTTAGGTGGTTGCCCATAACGTTTGCTCACTAAGAACGAAAATGAAAAAAATTATGACTAAAATGAAATACATTATCGCCGCTATGGCATTACTAATATCTTCTGCAGCCTATGCGCATGAGATGGTACCAACTTATCCAAAGATTGGTATCTCTCATATTGATGGGCTACAGAAGACAACTGTGACTATTTTTAATAAAAGAGCAGAAGTAGAATATTATGAAATAGGAGTGTTCACTGAAGAGTGGGAACCTATAGCTTTCGTGTCCAATTACAAAATCTATAAGATACCGTATTTGAGCACAGTGTCAGTTGAGATTTATATAAGAGATGAAGATAAAAAAAGAACAACTTTTATATGTTCAATGTCTAAACTAAGAAAAAAGCAAATTACAAGGACAGCAGTAAAATCTAGAATCTGTTCAAGGGTGAAACAATAAAGGTTAGAAAATGAAAAAGTATATAATGTTATTAGCTTTATGCGTTGCAGGATCTGCTCACGCTGATGGCAATAGTGGTATCGGTATTAACTTACCAGGTACTAGTCAGACATATGGCCAGGATAGTATTCGAGCTGGAGATCTTGATTGTAAGAACTCTATTGGTGGAGCTACTAACTTGGAGTTTGGTGTGACTGGAGTTATTGATAATTATCAATCTCCATTCGGCGGTGGATCGGTAGATCCATTCGATCGCACAGAAAAAGATATAGGGGTTTATGCTAGGATTACCATTCCTCTCGATAAACCAAAAGAAAGAATAAATTGTAACTCATTATACCAATTGGAATTGAGAAAAAAGCGACTAGAAGTTCTTAAATTACAACAAGAATTAGAAGCTTTAAAACGTTTGAATGCATCCGGTGAAAACGACGAGTTCGAAAACTAAATAGGATAATCAAATGGCAGACAAAGATCTTGGAGAAGGAATAGAGAATTTTGAGCAAGAGGTCGAGAACTTAAAGAATAAAAAGTTTAAACTATTTGGCATTACTATGACACCTACAACCATTGGTGCTTTATTTGCCATTTTAAGTACTATACTTGGTGGTTTATATGGAGCATTCAAAGTTTACGATGACTATAATGCTATGAAAGAAATTGTACAGAGCATTGATGTTGAAGCTATTCAGGCAGAAAACGATAAGACAATAATCAAATTAAACGAAGCTTTAGTAAGAATAGACGAAGCAATAGAATATACCCGCGATATTAAGACCGGCCTACGAGATGATATACTTGCAATTGAAAAACAAGTAGACCGTATGGACGACAAAATTAGAAAACAAGAAGAAGAAAATAGAGATGTTATTCAGAACGCTGAAGAACGTTTTGAAAATAAAAGAGACTCATTATCTAACGACTACGATAAGAAAGCAAATAGTCTACGTAATTCAAATGATTCACGTATGACAGATTTAGAAGCTAAGGTCGAAAGAGAAAATGAAAACTTAAGAAGATCTCTTGAAAAACAAATGGAAGTATTAGAAAAAGAACTAACTCTAAAATTACAACGGGCTTTGGATAATCCATTAGCCAATTAAGGAGTAGTTTATTGAGGGGACAAGAACGGTATTGTAAGAAATGTGGCCATCGTTGCCATTGTTATAGTCCAGACTGTTCTAAATGTGTAAACGACGTATGTACGAAGTGTGATTGCAAAGATGAGTAAATTATTATGGGTTGGAGGAATTTTAATTCTTCTAGTATCTTTTCAGGTGTTTGCGGAAATATCAGAACGAAGCGAACGGTATTGGGAGTCAGTAGGTCCATCGATGGATAGGACTTTGAATCCTAATAAATATAAAATAAATTAAACGAGGAAATAGAATATGAGCAGTCATAAAATGGCACGTCTTGCAGAAATTGCATATCTTGATAGCAAAGAAGCAAAGGCATTTAAAAAGGAATTAGGTTTTACAGGACATAAGTTTTTCGAAGATGATGGAGCACAGTGCCATGCATTTTGGAATAAAACAGAATATGTACTTGCATTTCGAGGTACTGAGCCTGCAGAGCTTTCTGACCTATTGGCTGATCTTAATGCAGTTCCTAGAGGAGCAATGACACACGGTTTAGTTCATTCTGGATTTAGAAACGAAGTTGACAAATTATGGCGTGATGTATCAAAGCATCAATTAACTCATCAAAAGAAAAATCTATATGTTACTGGTCATTCATTAGGAGCAGCGATGGCTACAATTTGTACTTCGCGTTTTGAAGAATATACTGATGTAATACAGCTTGTAACATTTGGTTCTCCAAGAGTTGGTACACGTAGTTTCGTTAAAAATATTTCAACACCACATAAAAGATTTGTAAACAATAACGATCTTGTTACTAGAGTTCCATTATGGTTAATGGGATATAAGCATCACGGACTATTACAATATATTAATTTTTATGGTAATGTTCGTAAGCTTACATATTGGCAAGCAGTTAAAGATAAATGGCGTGGTTGGAGATCAGGTATCCTCGACGGCGCATCAGACCACGGAATGAATAATTACGTGAAACATACGGAGAAACTCGATGACTGAAACACTTAGTGCAATGTTCGGAGATACTCTTTGGATATATACAGCTATAGCAGGTTCAATTCTTGGTGCAGCATTTCTAGCTTGGTTTAGAAATACAAAAATGGCACTATGGGCTATGGCAAAGTTTGACAGATTTCTAGACTATTTAGTTGATAGTCTAGGATGGGATTTTCTACAGGACGATCCCGAAGCATGGCGTAAACGTTACCCTAAGGTAACTAAAAAGATCGATGATCTTACGTCTCATATTAATGTACTTGAATTGAGAATTAAATCATTAGAAAATGGTAAAAAGACTAAGATCATACGTCAGAAAGATGACAAGTAGATGTTTAGTCGTAAGTGTAAACTGCACTTAGAGGAAGTTAATGAAACTGCTTTACAGCATGCATATTTTGCTATTAAATCAGCGGTTAAGTTACAATTACTTGTACCAGTTTTACTGCTTCATGCTATTGCACCGAGATTTTTCGTGCATACAGCATCAAACATAATGAATGAAATTCTAAACGAAAGGAGAAAGAGAAAAAATGATTAATTTTATTAAAAATAGATTAAAAGAAAGAACGTCTTTAGACGGAGCTTTACTTATCGGTGGCGGCATAGCAATGCTTATCGCACCAATCAACCTAGTAGCATATGCAATGATCGCATATGGCGCTTGGACTCTTCTTAAATCAGAAGACTAGAATCACCTAGGACCGTTAGCCGTATCGGCTGATAACTAGGCGTAGGTGGGTCGGCCACCTTGGAGCCAGGATTCGCTACCCTTGGTTCCTAAAACGCCGACCTCATAATAAAAATTTACCGAGGACTACACTATGGCGAAAACGTTTACAAAAACAGTAAGAACTGTTAAAAATAATAAGAAAACTTCACAGGGTAATAGGAATGTTAAGATGGCTTCTATGAATAAGTCAAAAAAGCGTTCTTATAAGAAGTATAGAGGACAAGGTTAATAGAACCACCGATATATACCTAACGCGTCTACAAAAATAAAAAACCCGTTTTGAGTCGTCATTGCCCAATCCTTTTCCTTATAAAAGTAAATACTTAATAAGACGTGTCCGGATAAGAACAACAAAAACCCAAAACGGGATATCTCAATGTTAAGAGATAGTAAGGTACCTGCAGATAAGAATAATGCTGTAGCTAACCACTTCATATATTTCATACTCAAGTCATAACCAAAAGGAATTAAATTAATGATGGTCGTTTCTTTGGCGTTCCGTTCCTACTCAGTATCTCGGTAGTTCAGGTGTTGCTCCCGAAAGCAGTTCTCCATCGTGGGTCCTAAAAGTTACGTCATTTAACGTTGTTTTTCAAACGTATCGACAACTTCTCGCCGTCTCGGTTTATCCCACCATTAACTTAATATAGAACTATTATATAACAGTTTTCAGCAAATGTCAACTGTTTATTTCAAATTTATATTGATCTAAACACATATCTTCTATGGTCTTGGTTAGATTACAGTACTCTGATAGGTTATCTACCACGCTTGATACTGCATCTCCTGGTCTTCGCCCCACTATATTGCACTTTATTGACTTACCTGTAACTGATTCCATAGTGTTAATCACTTCTCGTACACTGAACCCTATGTTACTACCAAGGCATTCGTAATCAGTGAACAGAGGGCCCATCTCGACAGCACTTACTATAGCAGAAGCAAGATCGACAACATGTATATAATCACGAATGCAAGTACCATCACGAGTATCGTAATCATCGCCAAATATATCAATTGAGGTAAGTTTTCCAGCAGCAACCATAGCAGCCAAACGGATAAGATGAGTGGGAGCGCCAAGTTGCCGATTAATGCCGTCAGTACCAGATACATTAAAAAAACGAAAAATAGTGTGCCCATCAGCTTTTTCCTTAATAATATCTTCAGCCGCTACTTTACTTCTAGCGTATGGAGATCTCATTTCCCAAGCACTTGACGTACTTGCAAAAATGAAGTTGTTAGTCTTTACTTTGTCAAGTAGATGGGATGTACCCATAGTATTGACTCTGTAGTAATCACTCGGTTCACGAAGGCTTTGTGGTACTACCCCTCTTCCAGCGAGGTGAACGACAGAATCAAATTCAGCATATGCATATGGAATATTAGTAACATCTACCTTCTCAAAGCGATCTACATATTCTGATATATCGTTATGTTCACCGTGGAAGTTGATATCCCAACCCTCAACATAGTAACCATTCATTTTTAACAGTCTACATACGTGACTACCAATATAGCCTGTAGCTCCTGTCACCAAAACTTTTTTCAAACTGTTACACTCCTGTAATAATTTATTATATTATAACATATTTATGAGAAGGTGTCAATGTATAAATAGATAGTTAACTAAATTATTAAAGTACTATGAAATATATTATTCTCACAATAGCCTTGTTACCTCTTATGGCCTGTTCTGCAATTGAGAACTTCGGTAAAGAAGAACGCATGGTTCCCCTTAAAACTACTCTCACACATAAAGCGTATTACTACTACGGTTTAAACGAAGAACGTGATAGAGAACTTATTAAATCAATTATGGGTGTAGATCCTGTANNCTACAGAGTGGTGTGCTGCATTTGTCAATATGGTTTTATTAGAACAAAGACTACCGACATCAGAATTCGTATCAGAACATTATCTTCTTGCAAGGAGTTTTTTAGAGTATGGAGAGGAAGTAACTGAACCGGAACAAGGTGACATTGTAGTATTTGAAAGAGGCAATACAGAATGGCAAGGGCATGTTGGTTTCTATGTGAGTACCACTACATTAAGCAATGGCGCTAAAGTGTATAACATTCTTGGTGGTAATCAAGACGATACAGTAAATGTAAAAGCGTATCCAGTAAGTCGTGCATTAAGTGTTAGAAGAGTAACAGATGCATTCTTAATAGATACAAGTATTCGTCATCTTGAGGCAGAAAAAGCTGCTAAGGAAGTTATAGAT